ATGGTCGCCATGCTTCATTCGCTTCGTACCTGGGCGAAGCGGGGGCAGTGCGCCAACAATCGTTGGCCCTTTGCCTTCGCCCTGCATCAGCCAAATTGTTGGAGCGCGCAGAGCGAGAGCGACTTTAGGCCAAGTCGCCGGCTGCAGCTTCGTTCGCTCTCCACTAAAGAGGCGCGAGAGCATCGAGCGAGACAGATCGTAAGCGTCTTCGAGTGTCCTAACGCTGGGGAGATTTCCCGCTTTGTCTCGGGGGAGACACTGATAAGCGAGCCATGCTCTGTCTGCGATTGAATCAGTTGTGGGCATCTGTTGACGGCGACTGTAGTCCGCTGACTACTTGCCTTGCAAGGGGATAAATTGTGGAGACTGAGGGACTGCCCCGGGTCCCTTGTGCTGCCCATCAAGGTATGCTTTGACTTCGCGGCGGCACTTGACTACGCGCAGTCAGCCGGCGTATAGCGGAGGAATGCGCAAGGGGAAGCGTAAGGGGCGAGCGAAGAAGCGACAGCCGGCGAAGCGAGCGAAGAACGGCGCAGCGATTCAGGTCTGCTCGAAGCGAACGAAGGCAGCGGACGCACTAACCGCGTTCGTCGCAGAGAGCGAAGCGCAGAAGCAAATCATGCTGCGCGTCTTAGATCGAGCGCGACTGCGTCACGCCTGCCTAGGATCGCGCAGGCCGCTCAACTCGCTGGGCACGATAGAGAGCGCGACAGGGGGGAAGGTCCCAGCCGTCGCATGGGAGCAAGCCCCCGAAGGTCCTCCGCCGCGCGATCTCTATCTGCGCATCGGTTATCGCAAGCCAGGCAGAGAGACGGACAGCGCAAACTAAGCAGCGAGAGAAGGGAGCAGTAGCGATGACGCTCGCTGAGATTCTCTCGGGTGATAAGCGATGGCATGTCGAAGCAGGAGACTGTCTCGATCTGCTGCGCTCTCTGCCCGATGCGTCGATCGACGCGATGGTAACGGATCCTCCTGCAGGCATCGCCTTCATGGGCAAGACCTGGGACCATGACAAGGGGGGGCGCGACCTATGGATCGCATGGCTCGAAGAACGGATGCGCGAAGCGCTGCGCGTGCTGAAGCCTGGCGCGCATGCGCTTGTCTGGGCGCTGCCCCGTACGTCGCACTGGACTGCGACCGCGCTTGAAAATGCAGGATTCGAAATCAGGGATAGGCTCGCCCATATCTTCGGGTCGGGGTTTCCAAAGTCGCTCGACATCGGGAAGGGCATCGATCGACTCGCAGGCTATGGCCATGCGCAGCGCTGGGACGGATGGGGGACGGCGCTAAAGCCTGCAGTCGAAGACTGGTGGCTAGTTCGGAAACCCATCAAGGGCAGCATCGTTCGTAGCGTGCTCGGGCATGGGACAGGCGCCATCAATATCGACGCATGCAGGGTCGAGCATGCTTCGCCCGATGATCTCGCAGCGCATCAAGGGATGGTCTCTGCCATCAAGGCGCGCGGCGGAACGATGGACAATAGCTGGGCGAATCACTCCGACCTAAGCGGAGCGAGCGACGTCAACACTGCAGGGCGATGGCCGTCGCATCTGCTGCTCTCGCACGCTGAAGGCTGCGAGCGGATCGGTAGCAAGCGAGTGAAGGCTGCGCCTGCATGGAACGACAATCGCTCTCCGTCGCTCTTTACCGGGGAGACGACTTCGCCCGTTCATCACTCTGACGCAGATGGGTTCGAGACTGTCGATGCTTGGCAGTGCGTCGAAGGCTGCCCCGTGCGGATGCTGGACGAGCAGAGCGGGGAGCGAACTAGCGGCGGAAATGGCGTGAATCCGCGAACGCGAACGCCTAGCGTAGCGTCGTTCGATCGACAGGGAATCGATACGTCACAGCATTTTGGGGACAGCGGCGGAGCGTCGCGCTACTTCACTAGCTTCGCGCCATTCTTCTACACCGCGAAGGCGACGAGAGAAGACCGAGAGAAGGGCTGCGAATATCTGCCCGCAAAAACCCCGGGCGAACTTACCGGACGCATCGACGGATCGAAGGGTCTCGAATCTCCGCGCGCAGGCGCAGGTCGAACGAGCAAGAGGCGCAACGATCATCCAACGGTCAAGAGTACCGATCTGATGCGCTGGCTAGTGCGCTTAATAACATTGCCCGGAGGCATTGTGCTCGACCCCTTCGCAGGCAGCGGGTCGACCGGGGTCGCCTGCAGCGCAGAGGGATTTCGCTTCGTAGGGTTCGAGCTAAGCGAAGCTTACGCAGCCATCGCGCGCGCGCGCATCATCGGGGACTGTCCGCTCTTTAATCGGGGGGCCGTATGACCTGGTTCAAGGTCGACGATAAGAGCGCCTTTCATCGGAAGGTTGTCCACGCTGGGAACGCTGCATGGGGGGCCGTCTGTCGAGCGGGCGCATGGTCATCGGAGCATTTGACCGATGGCCGCGTTACCTGGGGAGTCGCTCTCACGATTGCGAATCGCAAACTCTGGACGAAAGCAGCAACTGCAGGGTTGATCGATCAAATGGATGACGTGGGGTTTATGATCCATGACTACCTGCAATGGAACCCAAGTCGCGAAGAAGTCCTAAAGATTCGCGACTATCGCGCGGAGTCAGGTCGAAGGGGAGGCTTAGCAAAGGCCCTAGCCGTTGCTAAGCAAAAGCCAAGCAATCGCTTAGCAACGGCTCTAGCAAAATCGTACCCCGATCCCGTACCCGATCCAGAGAGCAAGAGCAGAGAGGTAGAGACAAGACAAAACCCAGTGTGTGTGACTGGTACGGAGAACGAAAAACCGAACGGCGCTAGCGCGCCACACACACCGAAGCTCGACGCAGAGACTCAGTCCGTCAGCGATCGGATTCGTCACTGGCCCATCTTCGCAGACCTACCCGCCGAAAGAATCGCCTACGAGTTTTCGTCGCGCATGACTGCAGGCGTCAAGCTCGCATGGGCGATCGGCGCAGTCGATGACGCTGCGACGCAATGCGCTGACGGAACGACGTACCAGGAAAAGCATCGCCATCTGGTCAAGTACCTGCGCAACGCTCGCAGACCACGCGAGACGAACGGCGCAGACGATTCGCATCGCAGCGGCGCATACGCTCCGCCGCTGCCCGATGATCCGAGCGAGATGGAAGCTACGCGCAGAGCAAGTCAGGAGCGCCTAGCTCGAGCAGCGCGCGCGAAGGCAGAGCGGGAAGCCATCGAAGCGAAAGCCAAGGGGGGCAAATGATCGACCGGGTCGCGCCGCATGATCTCGAAGCAGAAGCGCTGATACTCTCCGCCTGCTTTCTCTCGCAGGAATCCCTCGCGCTCATCAGCGAGCATCTGCGCCCAGAGCATTTCTATTCCGAAGCCAATCGCAGAATCTTCGAGGGCATGATCGCGCTCTCGATGCGCTGCGAGGTTCCGGACATGGTCAGCGTCGCAGGCTACCTGCGCGACGAAGGGCGCATCGCGCAATGCGGCGGCGCAGCGTACCTCGCGAGTCTTATCGAATGCGTCCCTTCGGTCGGGAATCTCGACCAGCATGCAGAGCGAGTCTCGCAGTTCTATCGGCTGCGCCAGCTCATCGCGACGTCGCAGACGATCGCAGCGGAGGGTTACGGCGTTCGAGGCGACAGCGTCGACGCTTTTCTCGATGACGCAGAATCGCGCATCTTCGCGCTAGCGAGCGATACGCAGGCGAAGAGCGCGATCGCTCCCATGTTCGACATCGCGAACGAAGCATGCGGCGCGCTGCTCGCAGCAGAGCAGCGCAGCGACGTCGAGCTAACGACCGGGCTGCATGCGCTCGATGAAAAGCTAGGCGGACTAGGGCGCGGCAGATTGACGGTCATCGCTGGTCGCCCTGGGATGGGAAAGACTTCGCTAGCGACAGGCGCAGTCGATGCGCTCGCAGCGCAGGGATTAGCCGTCGCGCTTTTTTCTCTCGAGATGCCCCGGAAACAAATCGGGCTGCGCATGGCTTGCTGCCGTTCAGGCGCCAGCGTCTTCGCGGCTCTGCATGGGAAGCTTCGAGGCGACGAACGCGCCAGCGTCTTCGCTGCGCTCGATGATCTTCGTTCGCTGCCCATCTTCATCGACGACACTGCCGCGCTGACGCTGCAGCAGCTTCGCGCGAAGGCGCGCCTCGTTCGCGCGAAGGCAGGGCAGCCGCTTGCGTTGATTGTCGTCGACTACCTGCAGCTAATGAGCGGACCAGGGCGCTCGCATACGCGAGAGCGCGAAGTCGCTGAAGTCACGGCAGGGGCGAAGCGCCTTGCGAAAGAGATGGACTGCGCCGTGCTGCTGCTCTCGCAACTGAATCGCGACTGCGAGCGCAACGAAGACAAGCGCCCTAGACTCTCCGACCTTCGCGAGTCAGGCGCCATCGAGCAGGACGCTGATGACGTCGTCTTCGTTTTTCGCGAAGCGGCGTACAAGGCGACCGAAGAGAACCGACATCGCGCAGAACTGATCATCGCGAAGCAGCGCAACGGTCCGGTCGGAACCGTCGAAGTCAATTTCAGCGGAACGTCTACCGCGTTCAGGGACTGAGGGGGGGCAGCATGATTCTCGAAAGCGACTCTGATTATCCGTTCGACGTCTGCCGCTATTGCGGAGACCCGATCATCTGGGCGCATACCCCGACAGGCAAGCGCATGCCCATCAATCGCGACCCGGTCGACCTGGGCAACGTTCGCCTGGTCGATGGCGACGAAGGTCTATTTGCGATCGTGACGATGCCTGCGCGGATACCCGAAGGCGAGCGCTACATCTCCCATTTCGCTAGCTGCGCCTTCGCAAGCGAAGCGCGCAAGGTCTGCCGATGAAAGTCG